TTTGACCCCTTTGGGTTTGCCCCGCCGAGACAAGTCAAACAGTATATCAAAAAGAAGATTGCTGTGTCTACCCGACAGATACAAGACCCCAAATCTACCATGTGCGGTTATTACTGCCTTGCGTGTGATTGCTACATGACCCATGAAAAACAAGGACGAGACATCTATGAACGGTTTGACGACTTCCTCAATCTATTTAAGGTAGATACAAACCAAAACGACCAAATCGTCAAAGATTATCTAAAAAGTAAAGGGATTGTATTGTAAATAATCTATCGTATTAATATAGAGACAAAAAATATATCTTTATATTAATGGAACTCTTTGGAGAAGGACTTACTGAGAACACAAGGAAACTGTATGTCAGCAATATCAAGCGATTGAATGGCGGTGCTTTGCCTACCAGTCCAGTTTTCTTAAAGAAGACCGATGAGATAGAGAAGAAGTTGGAAGGATATAGTCCTAATACCAAGAAGACCTATTACATATCTATTGTCTCGTATCTGAAAGACAAGAAGGTTCCTAAGAAGACAAAGGACTACTACATTGACAAAATGAACCAATCTAATCGTAAGTTTGACGAAGTGAAAGGAGAGAAGACAGCGAGACAAGAAGCGAACTGGATGAGTTGGGACGAAGTGATGAAACATTACCAAGAACTCAAACCAAGGACAATAGAGCATCTTGCGACTGCATTGTATGTCCTTCAACCTCCTCGTCGCAACAAAGACTTCTCTCTCATGAAAGTTGTCCCAGAGTATTCCGATACACTGGATAAGGAGTTTAACTATTTGGATTGGAAGAATATGCGTTTCATTTATAACAACTACAAGACCAAGGGAACATATGGGGCACAGACCGAAGACATACACCAGAAACTACAAGATGTCATTAAGGCACATTACCCACTCAAAAAAAAGTTTGAACCCTTCTTTCTCCTACACAACAACAATACACAACTCAGTGAGAATGGATTGACACGTATCCTCAATAAAGTGTTCGGTAAGAAGATTAGTGTCTCCATGCTAAGGAACATCTATCTCACTGAGAAGTTCGGTGGAAAGAAATCGGAACTACAAGAGGTAGCAACTGCTATGGGGACTTCCCCCGCAATGGTGTCTCAGGTCTACACAAAAGACTGAGACAAACTACAGGCGATTATGCCGAGTGGATAATGTAATCATATTAATCTATGTTCTAATTGATTAATATGATAGATTTTATACAAAAAAGACCATTAATCTTACTTTTTAGATTACTCACTGGTGGAAATCCGCGGATTTCCACCAGTGAGTAATCTATTTTGTGGAAAATCTTCTTTATTAATGTGTTTTTTAGTGGATAATCATCTATATTTTTTACCTCGGCACAATTCGCCCGTAATTCACAATAAAAATTAACCGATTCCATTTTGATTCTCCATTAATCAATCGGAATCCAATCGTTTCCGTCCCATTGTTGGTCGCACTCCATCGCCCATTGATGCATCTTCTCTTGGTCGTCTTCTGTGCCGTATCGTATAATGTCCTTGGAGTGTTCCCAGATGATGTCTTGATGTTTATCATATTCTTCTTCTAACGCTCGGTCTGCTTCTTCCATTGCTGGAGTATTGGCGTGGTCTTGGATATTGTGTATAGCACATCTCGCGGTGCAAATATGGTCTATCAATCGCAGGGCGAGTCGCCACATCTTAAATTTCTCTTCTTGGTTAGGCGACATTGTCTACCTTGTCTCGGTCTTTAAAATTCCAATCAATTTTATTTTGACCCTACATCTTTGTAGCGGTCTATGTTTCTCAAGAAGATTAATCCCAATAAGACCGTAAAGTTTATGAACGCCTGTAAGTTAAAATGCTTACACTCGTCTTCCACAAAGAACCACTCGTCCATATACATACGCGTAGGATTTGCTTAAAGGATTGTCTGTGAGTATTTTAATGAAGAAGGAGGAGATGGACAGGGTCTTTGATATGTTCCTTAAAGAGTTCCCGCCTGACTATAAGGAACCCGAGACATGTCCTCACATCTATTGCTTAGATGAGGGCATCTATATCTGTGCCCGTTGCCATAGGATAGAGCGGGGATACGTTGACCCTTTTGTAGAGTATAAGGACAGACCTTTGTCTCCGTCATCGCCTTACGATAAGATGACACACTTCAAAGAGAAGATAGACGAACTCTGTGATAAGACGCTTATCCCTGACGAGGTCATGGACGTGTGTAAGGACTTGACCAACCAAGAGGACATTAGGATTAGACTACATCAGCATCGTCTTAAAAAGTTCTATCCCTGTGTCTACCAGATTATGAGACAAAAGGGTATTGCTATACCTACACTACTACAACAAGAAAAGGAAAGACTGTGTAGGTTGTTTAAACAGGTTGAACACGCCTACATTAAGGTAAGGAAGAAGACCAATATGATTAACTACTCCTTCTTACTTTCTAAACTATGTCCTATGATAGGTAGACAAGACCTTGTTCCTTATCTTTTCATTCTACACAGTAAGAGGAAGGTCAGAGAGTATAACCTACTGTGGGAGAAGATTCTTCTCTTACTCTAATCTAATTTTCTTATTTAACCTTTTTCTATTTAACCTTTTTATTTTTTAGGGTTAAATAGATTATTGTAGTTCTTGTAGTGCCTCTATTCCTGCTTTCCTATCCAGTCTCTTGGTCTTGATAAAGTAAAGGATAAGGGAACGTAGTTCATGTATGACTTCTACGGAATTGTTGCCCGCATCATAGATGCCCTTGACTAAGTCAAAGCGTTTAACCTTCTTGGCATCTTCGTCCGATTGATGGACTTTTTTGACACCTAGACCGTGTGCCAATCCTGCCTTGATAATCAGTGTCTCAATCAACCGTCGCTCGTCGTCCTCTAAATCCGAGACACCACGCAACTTATTTGTCTCAATCAAGTCCAGCAGGATAGACTGGAGAGTATCACTGATGGCAATCTTCTTACTGAAGGCGGGCACGGGCGAACCATTCAGGGTCTTGACTTGGAGGGTTCCTTCCTCTAACATATTCTCATTCAGTTTAAACTTACCAAACTCTATAAAGGTTCTAGGTTTCGCTTTCAATCCCTTGCCTTCGGACAATCTCTTTGCCCGTGCCTCTGCGATTTTCCTGCTTGCCTCCTCACGCTTCCGCTCCAATACGCTCTCACGAAGTTGTTCAGTAGGGTCTATGTCTAGGATTTGTTCTAGGGTTTTAGGAGGAGAGGGGGTCTTAGGAGCAGGTAGTCTTTTAAAAGAGGGTATAGGATTAAACTTAGGTCGTTCTTGTAATGTATCACGTTGTGTATCTACGCTACTAGAACGCATCTCTGACTGTATGTCTTTCAAACGACCCATCGCAACTTGTCCCAAGTTCTGTGACCTTTTCCTCTCACGAGGCATCTTGAACTCTGGCACAGTGAACTCAAACGCATAAGGGTTGGGTTCTTCTACGGTAGATGCCATAGGTAGTCGTTTCTGTGCGGACGCACTCATACGTTCTACTGCCTCACGAGAAGCACGCTCTCTCGCTGCCCGTTCTGTTGGAGACAACTGTGCCAATTCTTCTTCCAATAAACCTTCTAATCGTGCCTTTCGCCGTGAGGACGCTCGTTCCGTTGGGTCGCGTGGAGGAGGTTTACGAATGGAGGGCGAGGGTCTACGAGTGGGGGCAGATTGCGACCTTGGTTCTAGGTCTGGTTCTAAGGGTCGTCCGCGTAGGGGTGCTACACTTCGGGGTTGCCTTCCTCGGGTAGGGGTGCTTGGGCGTTTAGGTGGAGCGGGTGCCCTAAACAATCCCTTTCTCAATACATCTTGGACAACTGCCAATTCTATATCTACACGCTGTTCCTCTATAAGACTTCCTTTCTTGCTCTCGGCAATCAGGGCACGCTCTTCTGCTCGTAGTTCATCTTCACTTAGTTCTCTCTTCTGTGCGGACAAGACTTTGGCGGAAGGGGTTTCTATAATTGCCTGTAGGTCGGCACTGTATTGTCTCGGTTTTGGTTTTGGTTTAGGAGTTGCCCTAGGCGACCCAA